GACCCTAGAAGCGGCGCTGCGTTTATGTCTACCAAGATTGGAGATCAATACTTTGGCTTTGGTGGCGCGTATCGAGCGGCAGTTAAGACTGTAATTGACTCTATGCCTTTTATTCCGGCAAGAGGAGGGCGGGATAACTCGTGGAGCTATGTGGTTCAAAACATGGAAAGGGGAGAGTACGTAGATGTCGCTCTTCAGAATCCACTAATTAAGTGGTGGAGAAGCAGGGCGTCTGTACCTATGGGGACTATTACCGACTTTCTAGACAAACAGGATTTCATTGGAGACGAATTCAGTATAGATGCGTTTACTAAAGACCCGCAAAAACTTCTTAAAGAAAGCGCTAAAAGGACTTTACCGTTCCCGATATCGGCAGTCATAGAAATTCTGTCGTCAGGCGGCAGCCCTACGGAAGCGGCTTTAGCGGGCGCGACTGAGTTTGCCGGGTTCCGCTCTGCGCCGACATCGGCAAGCCAACGGCTTGAAGAGAGGGGAGAGGAACTGGTGGGTATAGAGGGCACGTTTGAAGAGGCTATTGATAGAGAAGGGTACGGAGAAGGCACGGCTTGGGCTGAAGAAGATCTTAGTAGGTCCCCGGTGCGTGTAGACCAACTGGGTCCTGCAACGGAACTGAGGTTCTTAGAGGATCCTGAGTACGTCCGCATTCAAGAAGAGCGCAAAGAAGTCCTTGGGGAAAAAGGAACTAAAACGGCGAAGTATTTCAAAAGCGTAGATTTGTTGCGAGATAACGAAGACGAAAGCAATCCAGGAGTAAAGCAACGGCTAGCGAAAGCATGGGAAGCGTCTGAGAAGGCCGACCCTGAACATCCCCGTGCGGCTTATAGGGTTGCTAGGAATAAGATTAGGGCTGACTATTATTCTAAGAGAGATCTATTAGACCAGAAAGCAGAAAAAGATAAGCTGTTTCTTGGTGCTGACGCAAAGACGCCGTTTGAAAAGGCCAAGGAAGCATATAACAAGTTGTTGTTTGCAGATGACAAAGATTCTTTTGAGCAGTTAATTACTGATCGTCCGTATACGCCTCTCGAAAATGAGTTGGGAGAAATGAATTGGCATGAACGAGAGCGTAGGCTAGTCTATCTTCGAGGGGCTTATAGTCCCAAGTTTGTTGAAGACATGAAAGCTTTGAGTCTTGAAAAGGCGGATTGGTCTAAAGGCGAACTTGAATACCTAAAGGATATGGATTATATACGAGATCAGGGATATTGGAATGTAGATGTGACAATTGCCAAAGAAGCGGATCGAAGGCTAATAGCTGCCGGGGCATACGAACGGTTAAATCTTGAGCCCGATCCTGAATTTGTAATAGGACTGCTTGAAAAATACCACGAGCTAAAGGACGGGGGTATGATTGCTCAAGCTAGAGCGTTCCTTGAAAGCAGCGAGGGCAAGTATTTGAAAAAAGCGGTACTGAATAAAACCACTAAAGCAAGAAAGTTCTTGCGGGCTAGAGATCCAGAACTAGAAAGATTAATCATGAAGTATTATGATTATAAACCAGTTGAAGTTCCTAGATTCAGCTTAGTAACAAATTAAGGGAGGTTAAGGATGGTTAGTAAAAGCGAAGAAGCAGTGCAGGCACCGTTGCCAGATTCTTCTCCTGCTCCAGAACCGGAGCCGGATAATCCAATACTGGCGGAGATTGAGTCGTTAAACAATGCGCCTAGTGTAGACATCTCTTCTCCAGTAGAAGAAGAGGCCGTAGAAGAACCTGTGGCAGAGGAGCCAGAGGCTTCTGTTGCCCCAGAGCCAGTTACTCAGTCCCCACCAGAGGAAGAGGCATCGGCCAAAGAGGCAGAGCCTACACCCGAAGAGCCAAAAGAACCGGCTACTCCTCAGCTCACGACAGAGCAGGTCCAGCAACTCCAAAGACAGGCTGACGAATATGCGGCGTTGCAACAAAAAGCTGCGATACAAAAGGAAACCGAGCAGTATCAACGGCAGTTAGAGTCTCAGGGATATGAAGAGGAACAGGCTCAACAGGCGGCTCGAACATATATGGATAGCCGTCAGGCGCAACAGAACTTAATTCAAAAAGCAGACGAGTATAGTCAGCACCTTATGGGTAAAGTGGCAGCGGCAGAGCATTTCGCCCAGAAGTATAGCTTGCAAATGAATGATCTTGGCGCTTTAAGGCAAGCTGAAACGCCGGAAGTTATGGAAGAAATAGCCAAGCGAATGGCAGAAGATCGTAAGCTACGGGCTGAATTGGAACAGCTACGACAGGCACAGGTGCCAACGCAGCAGTTTGACAATTCTCAGGGAGAACCCCAGGTTGCGGCTAGTGACGATAGCTGGCTAGATAGGTATAATGCAGGAGATAGGTCGGCAAACGCTATGGCTGCGGCCAGGAAAAACTTGGGCCTAAGCTAAGACTAAAAGGAGGTCTAATATGGCACAGACAGCGACAACGGGTAATCTTGAGAGCGCACAGAGAATTATAATTGGAGCGGCTCGATATACTGAGGAGCATAATGCTCCTGCTATGGCCCTTATTGAGCAATTTACTTTGCCCAAAGGAGCGAAGCAGGTAACAGTGCCCAAAGTAGGGCAGATGACAATATCTGATCTTGCCGATGGTCAGGATATTATAGACGAGGAAGATATCGGTATGACCACGGTTGACCTAACAGCATCTGAAGTTGGTGCTAAGGTCATCTTGACGGATAAACTTGTTAGGCAGAGTGCTGATAATGTTTTCTCTATAGTGGGAAGACAGCTCGGTGATGCTATGGCACGTAAGAAAGATACCGACGTACATTCTTTGTACTCCGGTCTTAACGGCGGAACCACCCTTGGTGATGCTGGGGCAACTTTTAGTTTAGCTAACGTAGCCGCATCTATTTCTTATGCCAAGGCAAACAAGTTTGGTTCCCAGCTATACATACTCCAGCATCCTAATGCGGTGTTTGACATTGCTAATACGGCAGTGACGGCATCGAGTACATACCCTGTACCAAAGGGATGGAGCGAGGACTTGCTGGGTGAGTTCTTTAGCGGGTTGCGGCCTCTTAATGGGGTTCCGATTTTCGAGGATGGAAACTTGTCTGTAGATAGCAGTGATGACGCTATAGGAGTTATAGCAGACAAGGGAGCGCTTGCAGTTCTAAAGAGTGTTGAGACGAGAACAGAGCGACAGAGGGATGCTTCTCTCCGAGCCACCGAACTCGTTATGACATCTGACTACGGCGTTTTTGAGTTGGATGACGACAGAGGGGCAGCAATGACTTATGATGCTGCTGCGATAACTACTTCTGCGTAGGTACGCTTGAATTCTGGAGGGTGATTTGGTAGCAATAACTGAAAGACAAGAACTGAGAAGGAAGCTGGTTGAGCAAGGATTTACTTGGGAGTTTATAGATGAACCTAATCCCAAGACAGTCATGTATCGTCATGCTCCTGGTGTGAATGTAGAGGGGGAAGTGGTTTTCCCAGTCGGGTCTATCTGGCCAGGAAAAACTACTACAGATGCGGGGTATATATTGAGTAAGGCGAAGATAGGGGTATTCCCGTTTCCGCCAAGTGAAGGACATGATTGTAAGTGGTGTGCGGCTAATAAGGTTGAAGTTGGCGACAGTGTCCAGATAGAAGAGCAAGAGTCGGTTCCTGAAGAGTCGATTCAATGTCAAAACTGTGACAAGACTCTGTCCGCCTTAACTAAGGCAGGCGCACTTTCTCAGTTGCGTGTCCATATGAAGGAACATGAAAAAGTTGCACAGTTGTAATGATTGGCCGAGGCTGTGTATAACGAATTCGTATCGGCTGGTCACAGGGTGTATAAGAAACCTGTAAACATAGGAGGTTAGTTATGTCTTTTAGTGCATTTCAAAGTGGAAGATACGGTTTTGAGAAACAGACCACATCGGCTAAGAAACAAGTCTATGGGGCTACGATGGCATTTCCAGACGGAAGGGTATTCCGCTATGTAGAGAATGGCGGATCCGCAATAGGAGAAGGGCTGGTTGTAGCCAGCGAGGCTCCCGCAGGAAACCATGACGAGGACCTAGTAGTAGCGACTAGCGGTGCTGCTGGTGGATTTACTATTGGAGTTACCGTCGGCGGTACTGCTGCCGCTAAAGACTTGTATGCAGAAGGATACTTATTCTCTAATTTGGCTTCTACAACGCCACATGAGATGTATAAGATTAAAGGTCATCCTGCAATAAGTTCTAGTGGAACCGGGACGATTACAATAGACGAGCCAGACGGATTCCAGACTGCTATTACGGCAGGCACGGATACTGTCGGCCTTATTAAGAGCCCTTATAAAGACATCGTAGTTGCTCCTGCGGCTGTTGCGGGACGATTTGTAGGTGTGACTTGTGCTGATCTTGAAGCTGACTATTTCGGTTGGATTCAAGTAGCAGGTATAGCTTCTGTTAAAATTGATGGCACTCCTGCGTTTGGTACGCTGGTTGGGGCAAGCTCAAACCATGCGGGGCAATTACTAGCTGTTGGAGCGGATACTACTCCTGCTCTTGCCAGAATGCATGGCAAGGCTGGCGTAGACAACGAGTTCCATACAGTCATGTTGATGAACCTGTACTAGAATGATTTCAGGACTCTTGACCCCATCTGGCGTTACGCATACAGGCGCAGCCCAGGTGGGGCGCAACTCTGAAACAGGGGCTCCAATCTATAGATACCGCTTTCGAGTACACGATGATGTGACAAATCGAAAGCATGAGTTCCAGGTTCTTGTAGATGACGAGACATCAAAAGCTCAAGTCGAAGAGATGGTTGGGAACGCAATGGAGAGTTGGCTTATAGATGTGAGGATGCGGCACAGTAAGCCAGCCCCCACTCCTGAGCAGCGCAAGGAGATCGGAAAGATTCTAGACGATATAAGAATCAGATCTACTAAGCGTAAGGAGAGTTCCGGTAATAGGATCTATTATAGCGGCCTACGATAAGGAGGAATCATGGCTGATACACAAATAGTGATAACGGAGTCGGATCTTCAAACAATAATAACCCAGAAGGTAAACCAGTGTGTGAACTTAGAGGTTCAGGTAGCTGCTTTATCTAGGGTGTTACAAGAGAAAAGCGATAGAATAGTCGAGCTTGAAGGAAAATTAGTAAGCCTTAACGGTAAGGAGGCAGACAATGCCAAGAGTGGGGAAAAAGAAGTTTCCTTACACCCAAAGGGGTAAAAAGGCCGCCGCAACTTATGCTCGGAAGAAGAAAAAGAAAGTGCGTTAGAGCGGATATTAATTAACATGGGGTGCAGAAATGCCAGTAATTCAAGGACGCACCCGAGCCCAGTTACGCCAATCTGTTGGCTATAACCTCGGTGCGGTATATGTATCTTCGGCAAGTGGAAATGGTTCTACGACAACAATTGTCGATAATACCCTTATAGGGGGAGACGATAATCATATCGGCAAATGGGTTATCTTTAATGACGCATCTGCGGATACGGTAGAGACATCTAGGGTTTCGGACTATACGGCTTCGAGTACTACAGCTACAGTATCCCCGGCATTTGCTCAAGCTTCTGCTACTAGCGATACTTACGAGCTTTGGGATGATATATATGCCCCCGCTCGTATAGATGATTTTATTAACCAAGCTATCCTAGATGCTACCGGACACACTTACGATCCGGTAGAAAGCTTAGCTCTTCATTCTGACGGGAATACTCTTAGGTACGATATACCTTCGGGTTTCTCTATGATTCAGAATGTTTACTATAGATCTAAAGTGGATTTCACTAGACTCCATTCGTGCGCTGCTGCCTTTGACGAGACGGTAGATTCTGATTTCACAGTATCCCTAGACACTGAGGATAAAAAGCAAGGAGCCCAGAGCTGTAAGTTTGTTATTGCGGCTGGGGCCTCTGCTGGAGATATAGCTACTGACTCAATTACAAGTAAGGATATTAGCGGATACGACTATATAGAGTTCTGGATTAAGTCTACTGTAGCTACATCGGCAGGCAATCTAAAGATTCTATTAGACAATACAGCCAGTTGCGCTTCTCCTTTAGAGACGCTTTCGGTTCCTGCTTTATCAGCGGATACCTGGACGTTTTGCAGAGTTGCCTTGGCTAACCCAGAGACAGATACGGCCATTATATCCGTAGGGCTAGAATACGATTCAGATCTAGGTGCCTGTACTGTATGGCTTGATGACATCAGTGTAGTTAAGAACGACTCTGCACAGTGGGATAAGGTGCCTAGAAACTTATGGAAGATAGATAAACAAGAGTCAGATATTGTGCTAGACGATTATTTCAAAGGTATAGCGAGTTACAACTTGCTTAAACTTGTGGGCGGAGATAAGCCCGCACTACTTACCACGGATTCAGCTACATCAGAGATTGACGAGCAGTACGTTATATCTCGGGCTACCGCCTTAGCCTTTGCGTCCGCTTCTGGCGGGCCTAATACAGATCCCGACAACAAGAACAACATGGCCGGGTTCTGGATGGGAGTGTCTGCGGCTGCTCGTAGGGCTTTCCCTCTATTAACTGATGTGCGACTGGTGCAATAATGGCCTCTAAAGTAGTCGAGGCCAACGAAGTCTATCTTAATGGCGTTTATTACCCCTTAACCGCTCCTGTCCAAAGTGCGCTTGCCTCTATTTATCCGGGCAAGGTTGTGATAGGAGATACTAGCAAGGATTCCCAAACTCGAACTTCTATAGTTGCGTGGTCTGATTGGCGTGGCGGTATTGGCGTGGATCGCATGGAGTCTGCTGGGGACGTAAACCGTGCATGGTGGTCGGACTGCCAGTTAAGATATAAAAACCATCTGGTGTTAGGAAATCTAGCCAACCAGACAGATACTATAGGACACGAGTTGGCTACTTCTGGATCCGGTACTGGAATAGCTGCTATAAACGAATTCAAAGACAAGATATATGTCGTCTGGAACGGTTCTGAGGGACAAAATCCTAAGATGTATGTGTATAACAATACGGATAATTATTGGTGGGACGGCAGAAGAGAAGACCAGGCAATAGGTGTCGACGGCAATGATAGCTTTGGAGTGCCGGACCAAGTAACTGACAGCTTGAATTTCAGGAACAGCACTAACAATTATTTAGTCTTAGCTCATTACGATGCTAATGGAAGCGGTTATAGTTACGCTACGGTGCCTAGCTACGATAGCGGAAGTAATACCCATGCCGTTTGGACAAATGACGCAACAGATACTAAGTACCTAGCTGCTTGGGACGATAAATTATGGGGAATATCTTATACGGGACAGCTCTGGTATTCGCTAGCTCTTGGCGAAGAATTTAACGACGCAAAACTACCCTTGCCCGACGGATACGTTACGTCGCTGTTTGTGGCCCGTGACGCTGGCGGAGAGCCGATACTGTATGCCGGAACCAAAAAGGGACTTTGGGCACATGACGCTGCGAATGCCCGATTCATTAAAACTGAGGTAGAGTTTCCTTTCCATCCTCATGCCGGTAAGGGAGCAGAACGATGGCGCGATTCCATATACTTCCCAAGCGGACTTGGATTATATAGATATATTAACGGACAAAACGCAGCCGTCTTAACTGTGGCTGGGCCAGATAGAGATGATGGATTACCCGGAGATAAGCGGGGCACTATTATGCTAACAGAAGGTACTCATAACGAGCTTCTGGTTGGGGTAGATGCTTCTACGGCCCCAGAGATTACTGAGTCAGATAGCGTTCCCTATCAGTGGAGAGGAGCAGGGCCGTCGGGGCATGGCTCTCCGGTCATAGACCCAGACACTGGATATAGCAGTATATTGGGGTATGACGAAAAAGGATGGGAAACTAAATGGGTCGCGTCTACGGCGGGCAGAAGAATAGATGCGATGCACGTTAGTAACGCCTATTCAGATGTGAACGAGAACTACAGGCTGTGGTTTGGGTTCGACGATTATGTTTACTACCAGAAGCTGCCTGTAGATATTATTAACCCTTCTAGGGTAACCGAATTCGAGTATGCAGAATCAGGAGTGCATGAGACTCCGTGGTTTAACGCAGGCCAAAGTGAGGTTGATAAGCTGGCTCTTAAACTAAAGACGGAAGTGCAAGATGCTAGTAGTACTGAAACAGTAACGGTGTCGTATGCCACTGATTATACAGAAACCTACACCGAGGCTGTTGCTATTACTTCTAACGGTATTGACACCTATACGTTTGGATCGTCTGCCGGACTTGCCTTCAGGGCCATTAAATTTAAGCTTGCTCTTGCACGTACCACTAACGCATCTACGACTGATTATAAAAAGAAGACCCCGGACGTTGTTTCTCTAACTCTTGAGTGGCGTAAGAAGCTCCCTGCAAAATGGGGACATCAGGCTAGGATAAACATAAACAAAACATATAAAGGGAAGTCTCCTATGGATCTAAGGTCTTCTCTTGTTGATGCCATAGAGTCCACGACTTTAGTTGAGTTCACCTTCCGTGACGATTCCGGCGGTACTAGGAATTACTATGTTGACGTTACGTCCGCTTCGGGAATTGAATACACCGGATACGATGAGCGGGGCATATCTACTATAAACTTGGTGGAACCATGATACTTGATGCTGGAACAACTACCGTTTCTACTGCTGGTACTGAGCAGCAGATATCTAATACTGCTAATAGGGTTTTATGGCTCAAGGCAAAAGCTTTAGCTGCGAATAGCGGTATAGCTTATCTTGGAGTTTCAGATGTAACCGCTACAAACGGATATGAACTATCGGCGGGGAACGAGATTGAGATCAACTTCAAGGAAGTAGGCGGGACTATAGCGTTCTCAATCGTATATGTTGACGTTGCGACTAACGGGGATAAGGTCTGCTGGGCAGTTATACTGGAGGGCTAGGTGCTAAGAGGAAGGCTGGGTAAAGAAAGGTGACTACACAGCAGCGGGCAACTCCACCTAATTGGCCGGGGACCGTAGCTGAGTGGATTGTTTATGGTACACTTCTGGGGCTTGGCAAAAGGCCGGACAGGGATTTTATATACGGGGGTAGGCAATCGGAGAATGCAATTACATTTTCTTTTACGTCACCTCCAGATCTTGGAATTAACGTGGTGGGCATGATGCAGACTTATTCGACAGGAGTAGATAGAAGTTCGGTAGACCAGCTAACAAGGCAACAGGCTTTGGGAACTGGTGTACGGTTAATCTTTATAGACGATGTTGATTTAGAACAAGACCCGTCATATTATGTCGAAGAAGCTTTGAAGTATCGTGATCACTCTCAGATGGGAGGGTAAATTATGGCTATTAATTTTAGGGGATACTTATTCAAGGATAACGGAGATCCAGTAGAAGGCGCTACCGTTCAGCTTCTTGAGACAGGTACTACTACTGTAGAAGATACCTTTTCCGGCGGCACTACTTCTGCTGGTCTATGGTACTTCAGTGAAGCTGACCAAGATAAGTATGATGTTAAGATAACGTCTGGTTCGAGTATTAGATATATACGTTGGGATGACCAGATTTCTGTTAAAGAAGTTGATGTACGTAACGATACTGGCGCTACAACGCCTGCGGCCACGTTCACTAATCTAACTAACGCAACAGCTAATCAGGTGGCGGTATTTAGCGGAGCGAACTCTACTAAAGCAGAC